TAACAGCGGGCACCAAATCGATTGCTTGTGAAATAATGGCGGACTTCGCCTCATCTGCAAGTTTAAACATTGTCGCGCTAACGCGATTACCCGCGCCCATTTCATCGGCAACTTCAATAGTGAAGTTTGTCTTTAATGCGCGCTCGTAATAATCAGGTAACGCAACATCGGTTGTGCCATCGGGAAACGTTGACAACTGCTTCATCGAAGTAAGAACTAGGGTGTAAACTTTATCGGTTGTGTACTCAAAATAAATCGTACCGTTCGGCCAGGTATTTCGATAGTAGAGTCGATAGGGTCGGCTGACATTTGTCTTTTGGGAATAACTTTGATATTCAATTTCACCAATCAATCTCATTGTATAATCGATAGTGTTGTCACGCAGTGTCGCTACGTTAATTTTTAATGGCCTTCCCGTAATCAGATCACCTGTTGGGCCGATAGTGATTGATTGTGTTCCACTTGGAATCGTTAAGTTTTCTTTTGTGTCTTCATAAATTAAGTCACGCTGTGCTGACCAGCTATTAACCATATCATTGAGCACTTCCAGTCCATCTGATAACTGACTTGATGATGGTGTTGCACCAGCTGGAATAACAAGTAATCTGCGAAGTGCAGCAGTAATAATGGTATTAGCTATCATCAGCTAAAGCCTTAATTAGTGTTTCTTTTTTTGCTCGCCCGTTTGGCTTTCTTCCAAAGTGCTGCCTGTATTGTTTCTTGATTTCTTCAAATTCGGTCGCTTCTTTAAGTTCTTGTTCCGATCGCTCTGAAGTAATGGCGCATGACAGATCCTTGCCTCTAAAATCATAGTGATATCCTTTGGGTTGCCCTTCGGCTATGACGCCTTGTTTTTGCTTGTTATAAAACCACTTCATAAATTAATTCCGTATAAACACATCCCTGTGCTTAGATTTACTTTATGCGAAAGGCGTCGCCAGTGTGTCAGAGCTAACAACAAGCCCTTGCGAAATCCAGAGCGTGGACGTCACACATCGAACCTTGATCCAGGTTCCAATTAAGCCACCCGTTGTACCTCCATTCATTGAGATAGTGACATCAGTAGCTGCACCAACTTGTCCTTCGGACACAGCCGAGGTATCTATGATTTGATTAATTGCACCACTCAAGAAAGTAGTACCTGCATCAGTTATCACAGCATGTGCGTTACTGGTAACAGCTACTGTGCAGTAAAAGTCAAACTCCATACCCACGACAGGAACGGGCAGTGTGTAGGTCACACCGGTCGCGGCATCCCAAAAAAAAGTACCCCCGGATTCACTGGCTAGCAAAGTTCGCGTTGCGCCACCACTAGCACCAACTTCGACATGTTGGCCTGGTACAACGCAGCCATCACTAGTGTTTTTACCTATTTGTTCTAAAGACATTTTGTATTCCTCTAAAAAAAAGGGAGGAATAAACCCTCCCGTTTTCATTAACCCCAAATGCGGCAAGCCAATTCTGGGTAAAGTGTTTTCCAGCCATAAAGCACATCAATCCGACAAGGCATTGCGTCATTGTTGATGTCGTAGTCCCTAACAATGCGCATCGATATTCCTTCATGAACTTGACGTGAAGCAAAATCCACATTTTTTGGCATTAACAAATCAGCTGTACCTAACGTGAAAGCGTCAGGATGGTAGGCAATGTTTTGCGGTGACTGACTTGAAGACGTCGCATAAAAAGTAACAACAGCGTCATCGACAGGTAAGGCGTCAATTGTCTGAAATGCACCAGTCGCTTTAAATGACGGTGAAACGGAAATATCAGCAATCGCATTGGTGCTTCCGGTCTTGTCCGCTGTCACAACAAATTGCTGCAATGTCCCAGTGGATGAACGGCTTTGTGGATTGACAGCATTCACGCCTGCGATCGTAAAAATATCGCCTTTTTTAACAGTCGGCGCAGCAACGCTGAATGTGTTCATGCTAATAACGCTGTCGCCTTCAATGACCGTGTCGTTTACCGCACAGGTCAAATCACCTGAATCACCAGTCGTATGCGTATTGATGTTTTGATCCATATAGATTTCTTTGAAACCCAATGTATCCATACCCATCATGCCTTTGCGATACTGAGCATCTAATTTTCCGCTAGATTGAAACAGCTCTCTTAAGCCATTAACCAATGAGGCGTTACCAGCAGGATTAACAGCCAGGCAGCGCTGACCATCACGAGGTGTTGCCATCTCGTCCATCACTTGATTAGCGTTTAAAAGTATTGCGGCTGTTGCAGGCGGTGTACCGAGTACGCCAACAGAGCTATAAACATCTTTGTATAAAGCCAACCCATCAAGATCGATTTTATTAGCGACAGTGGCCATTGCGGGTTTTAGTACGCGCTCAGAAAAATCACTAATATCAAGCGTTAATTCTTTTGATGTAAAATTCACATCAACACCGGCTTGTGTATCGAGTTGTAAATCGACTTTAGTTTCAGTGTGATCTTGAACGTTAAGCGCGGCACCTGTGCGGATGGTATAACGTGCGGGTTTTCGAATGCGTAAGGTGTCGCCTATTTTTGCGCCATCGTTTGCAAAAGAAGCGTCGTATTCTTTGTTAGTGTTACGGGCAAAGCCCAGATTATTGACCAGTATGCGTAAAGCTTCTCGCGTAATCTGATCAATCGTGAGGTTAGTATTAGCCATTTCTGACTCCTAAAAATATTACCCTCCGTACTCTTTTTTATTCATATACGCGGCGTAGTCTTTCATCGACATTTTTGACAAATCGGCGACGGGAGAATCTGCGCCAGCAGTGGGAACGATTGGAGAGGGGGCACTTGAAGTATTGGATTGAAACTTGTTTCCAAGTTTGTCGATTTCTTTTACCTGGGAAGCGAGACTCAGTCGTGAGATGCGTTCGGCTTCAGGCAAGTTGTCACCGAGGAAGTAAGCGATTTCACCCGCGCTGTCAGATTCCATAATGCTTAACGTCATAACGTCAGTCATACTGGCATGCGGAATTGATTTCATTTTTTCATCGAAGTCGCTATATTTATCTTTTGCTAAATCAACCTGATCAAGCCAGTGCTCTCGAACTTCATCTGTCGCAAAGCTTTTTTGCGCAGGTGAACCCTGTTGAACAGGCGCAGGTTTCTTTTCAGCTTTTGCAGGCTGTCGCCAGTCATATAATGCGTCTTCATAATTTTCTTCGGTTTCAAAATCAACCCTGTCCGGTCTTGCGGCTGGCGGATTAATCACACTGTCCAGTTTTGTTTCAAGTGCGGTAAATTTTTCGGTTTGTTTATTAATTAAATCAGCCATCTGCTGATTACGCTGCTCAGATTCACTGAGCTTTCGCCTTAAGCGAGCCTTAGCATTCTGATTGCGAGATCTTTTAGGTTCCTCTTCAGTTTGTGCGCCGTTTTGCTCGGTGCTTTCAACGTCAGTGTTTTCCTCAGAAATGTCCGATTGAATATCGTCAATAGACTCATCAATCACATCAGTTTCTGGTTGTGTTTCGTCGTTCATTATTATTGCCCTGGAACACCTGGAGGTATGTTCTCTTGTGGTGGAGGATTATTAAGTGGAGGGGGCTGTTGCGGTGAGCGCGCAACCGGCGCGTTCATTTGTTGCTCTTCATTTAGCTCGTTAATAAGCTGTAACACCTGGCTTCGGGTATCGTAATTGGCAGTTTCGAGAAGTTTAAGTAATTCAACTTCCAATGAATCGTCATCATTTTCAGCTTTTCTGATTTTCGACATGCGATCGGTTTGCGCCTTGAACATATCAAGCTGATACCGCTCGCCGTTGAGTGCGCCTTGCACTGCCTTTTGTGTTTCCATTTGAATTTGCTGTTGCACCTGCTCCATCGTTGGGCGATTGTCTTTTAGTCGTTCTGCAATCTCATCCGCGCCAGGCCAATCTAAGTTTTTCGCAATCAAATCGATTATTTGTCCCGCGAGTTGCGGCGCATACTGAATAAGCTCCATCATGCTTTCGGAAGCCATTTGACGTTGGGTTGTGTACGACGCGCCAACATCAACAGCAATGTCATACTTACCTAATGAAAGGTCATATGCTTTTATCCATTGCTGGGTATCTTGATCGAAAACTTCCTGATTAATATTAATGACTTCTTCTTTATCGTCAGGTGTTTGAATGCGAACTGCGCGCGCGGTGTCGTAAACACGAGGAATCATATCGACAAGAATTTCGTAGGTGTGCTGAAGACTTAATGCGCGATTGTCGTGATAATGATAAGTCCCGACATCGCCTTCTACTTTTCGAGCATTGATTGCTTTGCCTGATCGCTCATTACTCGGCGCACCTAGTGAGGCTTTATACATGCCACTTGAAGCGTCGATGTCCTGATCAGCGATTTGCGACTCACTGATCCAGCCACTGGAGGGCTGAGGAGGTGCCTGGCGCATGGGTGGCGGCACACCGGGTTTGTTTTTGTAAGGTAACATCGAATAGTTTTTAACATTCGCGTTTTCCCAAACCTGTTTGTGATTACCGATTTGTGATTCTTCAATAACCCAGGGCGCTTTTGGCGCTAAAGCAACTTGTTCAACACTGGCCGTTCG